CTGCGCGCGGCGGTGGCGTCTGCGCAGGGCATCGACGACCCCGCCGCCTGGACGGTGCAAGAGCGCATGTTGGCCGTGGCGCACTACCTGGCCGCGACGGCCGAGGACGGCCCCGACTTCGCCATGGGTGAGGGCCACTATTCGGACTACCTGGACGGCGCGGCCGACATCCAGGCCCAGGCCCCGCAGATCGAGGTGGGCGAGGTCGGCGGCGACACCTGGCACATCCGGCACCTGACCGGCGCGATGGCCGAGTCCATCGAGCGCATGACNGGCGAGGTGCAGGACGCCTCGGGNAAGCCGCTGTCCGGCCGCCTGCATTGGATTCTGGGCGCGATGGCCGCGCAGATGGTGCGCTCGGGTGAGAGCGTGCCGGACGCTGACATGGCCGAGGGCGCCTTCGACGAGTTCATGGTGGCGCGCATGAAGATCATGGGCGCCTTCCCCGAAAGTGACTTCTCCGCGCTGATGGCGCTCTACTTCGCCGGCCGCGAGAAGCTGCACCACCTGTTCAAGACCGAGTTCAGCAAGGACGGCATCGTGGCGATGCCCAAAGGAGGGGCGGCAGCGAACCTGCCGCCGGCCCGATTTCCGGCTCATACCTGCCTCTCTCGAATGGCGCGCGAACTGGTCGGAAAACCTGATGAATCTGGCCTCTAGCCTCACCCTATATTCCTCGACATCCCTGGCCGACGCCATGCAGATGCAGCCCAGCACGGTCAGGAAATTCTTTGAGGGCAAGCCGTTCGACGACTGGAAAAAAGGAAGGGAGTCCGAATTGAAAACGCAGGCGGCAATTGTGAACCGACTTAACGACGTTATCCGCGCCTGCGGCATCGTCGCCAAGACCATTGCGAGGACTCGCTGATGACCGAGAAATCCAAGTACGACGAGCACTGCTTGTCTCNTGAGACGGTTTCGGCTGAAGCGGCAGATCGTGCAGTGAAGAAGGTCTTCGCCATTCTTGGTGTCGATGTCGATAGGCCGGAGAGTGTCGAGGAATTCCGCGCCGATCTTCGCTTCGGCAGGAAGCTGCNCAAGATCGCCGACCACGGAACCCTGGCCTTCATCGGTGTGGTAGCAGCAGCGCTGGCCGCTGCGGTGTGGGCCGGAATCGTCTCGAATATTTCCGGGGGAAAGTGATGGATACCAAGAGTTTGAAGGAAAGCGACTTCGAGGCGGCGGCCAAGGCGCTTGCTGTGCCCGTTGCGGCGGTGAAAGCAGTCACCGAGGTGGAAAGCCGTGGAAACGGCTTCTACGCCGATGGCCGTCCGGTGATCCTGTTCGAGCGGCACATCATGTACCGCCGACTCAAGAATGCCATCGGCCAGCAGCGTGCGGACGCCTTCGCCAAAAGCAATCCTGGCGTCGTCAATCCGACGGCCGGCGGCTACCGGGGCGGTGTCGCCGAGTGCGACCGGCTGGACGAGGCCGCCAAGATCAACCGCGCCTGTGCGCTGGAGTCCGCGAGCTGGGGCCTGTTCCAGATTATGGGCTTTCACTGGCAACTGCTGGGCTTCGCTTCGGTGCAGGCGTTCATCAACGCCATGTACCGCGACGAGGCCGCGCACCTGGACGCCTTCGTGCGCTTCGTGAAGGCCAACCCGGCCATCTGGGCGGCGCTGAAGGCGCAGGACTGGGCGAAGTTCGCCAAGAACTACAACGGGCCGAACTACGCGGCCAACAAGTACGACATCAAGATGGCCGCCGCTTTCGAGCGGCATGACACGGAGGTTGCGTAATGGACTGGAAAGACGTTGCCGGGGTCGTCGGTAAGGCGGCCCCCATTCTGGGCGGCATCCTGGGCGGGCCGGCTGGCGCCGCCGTGGGCAGCCTTGTTGCTACGGCGCTGGGCACGGATGCCACGCCCGACGCGGTTTCCACCGCGCTGCTGGGCGACCCGGACGCGGCCGTCAAGCTCAAGGAGCTGGAGGTCAATTCCAGGGTGCAGCTCCAGCAGCTCGCGGTGAGCGCCGAACAGAACCGGCTCCAGGCGGCCGCCGCGCAGTACGCCGCCGAGGCGGCCGACCGCGACAGCGCGCGCAAGCTCGCGGCCCAGCAGCCCAAGGACTGGGTGCGCCCGTCCATCACCGTCCTGCTGCTGCTCGGCGCCGGCGGCATCGTGTTTTTCGTTTTCTCCGGCATGGCCGACACGCTGCTGCGCGATGCCACCGCCAGCCTGACCATCGGCACCATCGTCGGCTACTGGTTCAACGAGCTGAAGCAAGTATTGGCGTTCTGGTTTGGCACCACCGGCGAGACGCAGCGCGCCAACGCCGAGGTGCGCCAGTTCGCGGTGACGCCGGGCACGGTGACGGCGGATTCGCCGGGCCAGAAGTAACAGGGGAAATCCGGCGCCGAACCCTGCCGGCAGCCGGAAAACCGCGCCAGTTCCACGGGCGGCCGGGCCATACAGTGCAGGGGAGTTTCATCAACCGAAAGGACACGAAATGACTGTCTCCAATGCCGCCTATCTCAAGGGCTTCTACGACACGACCCGCGCCCTGGGCGCCAAGGTCATTTCCAGCGACTTCACCTTTGAAATCGAAGGTTTCGAGGGGAACTACCTGCTGTGCAAGCAGGCTCCCTGGCCCGAGCTTTCGCCCGCTGGCGAAATCGATGTGCCGACGCCGCTGGGCGCCACCATGTGGCAGCCGCAGCAACTGAAGGTTGCTCAGCAAGGGCAAATCTCGATGTTCGAGACGATTGCCGGCTCCATCGACCAAATGCTGGTGAACCTCATCACGCGCGGCGGCACCTACGCCAGCGGCGGGGCCACCTTCAACGCCAAGATTTACGAGGGCACGCCCACCAAGTTCCTGCGCGCCAAGCGCATCGTCGATGCGTTCATCCAGATGGACGTGCCCGACCGCGATTGGGAGAACCGCTCGCAGCCGCTGACCTTCAGCGGCACGCTGTTCTACCACTACTTCGGCGAAATCATCGCCGGCAACTCGGGCGACTACCGCTAATGGCGAAGCTGGCCGATCTGGCGCAGACCTTCGCCACGCAAGAGCGGCCGGCCGGCAACCTGCTGGACGAGGAAACGGTTCTGGCGCAGGCCGTCGCGGCGACCCGGTTCTATGCTGGGTTCGCCGCATTGCGCGCGCACGAGGGCGTCACGCCCGTGCCGGACATCGACGGCGACACCGCCATCACCACGTCCGAATGGGCGCTGATTCGCCCGCTGTTCCTGCTCTACGCGGAGCGGGAAACCGCGCTGCAACTGGAAGCGTCGCGCGGCATGGGCATCGACCCGTTCGGGCGTTCGGCCAGCGAAATCGCGGCCGAAATCACCCAGGCCGAGGCCGACATGCCGCACCGGGCGTTCTTCCAGCCCATCATCACCGTCTGAAGGGTGGGCCGTGATTCTCTTTCTCGCCGACGGCAAGCAGATTCGCGGCGACCTCATCAAGTCCGCCGTGCTGCGCTCCGACTTGGCACCGGTGCCGATGACGCTGGAGGCGGACATCCGGGCCGGCGACGCCAGCCTCGACAAGCTGCTGGCCGAGGGCCAGAAGCTCTCCATCAGCAGCGGCGATACGCTGCACATCGTCAAGTCCGTGCGCGTGGCCGAGCGCAGCACCCAGGGCACGCGCGAGATGGCGAGCTTCCGTATCACGGCGCTGCTGGAATCCTGCCTCGGCGTCGCCTACGTGCGAAGCCGCGCCATCATCAAAGAAAGCGCCGCCCTGTCGGCGATCTACAAGGCGGCCGGCGCAACCATCAAGGCGGTGGATGCCGATTTTCCTGTACCGCGCTTCTACTGCCCTGTGGGCGAGACGCCGACCTTCCACGTCGCCCGCGTGCTGCAAGAGGAAGGCGGCGTGGTGCGCTGGAAGGCCGGCCGGCTCCAGTTCGTCCGGTTGCCCGACCTATTCAAGCAGGCGCCCGTGAAGACGCTGCCCGACAACGCATCGGACGACGTGGATGGCGGCTTTCTAGAGCGCCACGAGGTGCCCTGGTTCTTCTCTCTGGACGCGAACGGCGCCGCCGTGTTCGGCAACCGCGAGAAGCCGCGCACGGTGCGCTACGCCCCGTTCAAGGATGCCCAGCGCCTGCGCAACATGACGCGCTGCCTGGTGCATCGCAAGACGGTTCGCATCGACTACGACAGCCGCATCGGCGCGGGCGACCTGATCGCCTTCGCCGGCGGCGAAAAGCTGGTGGTCGTCACGGCCGCGCACGCCTTCGGCAGCGGCACGGACGACGGCGGTGCCAGCGACACCTACACCCGGCTCTGGCTGGGCGCGCTGGAGGAATGATGGACTACGGCCTCATGCCCGGCCGCTACCCGGCCATCGTGCGCAGCTACAACCAGGCCCGGCGGACGTGCCGCGTCGAGATTCCCGGCCTGACCGACGGCGCCGACGTGCTGCCCGAGGCGGAAATCGAGTACCCCATCGGCGACAAGTCGCGCGCGGGCGCGAACACCACCGAAATCGAGATGCTGGCCGGCGATACCGTCTGGGTTGCGTTTCTCGCTGGCGATCCGCGCTACCCCATCATCACCGGCTACCGGAACCCCCAGGCGGGTAACTCGGCGGACTGGCGGCGCTGGCACCACCCGAACATGGAGCTGCTGGCCGACGGAACCATGCGCCTGGCTGTCGGCCCGTCGGAAATCGTGCTGACGCCTGACGGCATCGCCATCCGTGGCCCACGCATCGACCTGAACTGACATGCCCCTGACCTGGACGCCCGACCCGGCTACCGTGCCCTGGCATGACGTGCAGGCCGACGAGGTTTGGACAGAAGGCCCGATCACGGCCGCCGATGCCGAGGCGCTGCTAACGGTGACGGGGTATAGCTGCGAAGTCGTCGGGCTGGAGCCGCTGCCGGGACTGCTCGTCCAGGCCGACGCCGCCGGCGTCACCGCGTCGGCGCCGAAGGCTCTGGCCGGCGTATTTCCGCCGCTGGACATCGAGTACCAGATCAAGGGCGTCACCGGGCACTGCGCGGCGTTCGACGAGTTGCCGGCCGAGGCCGACGAGGTAATCCGCTTCGTGCCGAACCCGGCCAACACGAAAGACTGGACGCTGCGGGTGACGGCGCATTGCGCAGATGCCCTCACCGGGGCGGCCCAGGATTTCACCGCCGACTTCATCCTGCGCGTCTGGGCCAACTTCGACCCTGGCCGCGACGCACTCAAGGAGGCCGTCAATGCCCGCCGTCGCTAGATTCGGGGATACCTGCACGGGCCACGGCTGCTTCCCGTCGCGGGCCAACGACCAGGCTTCCGAGGACGTGTTCGTGAATGGCCTGGGCGCGCACCGCCAGGGCGATCACTGGCAGTCCCATTGCTGCGGTCCGACGTGTCACGACTCGACCCTGGCCGCAGGCTCGGGCACGGTGTTCGTGAATGGGAAGCCTCTCGGCCGCATTGGAGATTCGGTGGCGTGCGGCAGCGCCGTTGCCAGCGGCTCGGGCACGGTGTTCGCCGGCGGCTGACGGAAAACCCGCCGCGCTCGCGCGTCTGCCGGGTTCCACAATGCAGGCAGTTAGATCGCCCTGGGAAAGACACCACCATGAAGAACCTGCTTTTCAGCTTTGAAGACCTGTCGGCCAAGGACAAGGCGGCCAAGCAGGCCGCCCGCTATTTCTCGCGCGCCGGCGCGAACGTCGTCCAGCAGGACGTGCCCACGGCGGTGAAGCGTTCGTCGGGCATCACCTACCGGGAAATGGCNCTGACCTTCGCCGACTCGCAGCAGGTCGTGCTGCGTATCAAGCAATCGGGCGACATCTTCCAGGTGCTGCTCAACGGCAAGGTGCTGCCGATCAAGAACCAGGACGACCATGTGAAGGCCATCGCCGAAATCGTGCAGGCGATGGACGCGGGCCGTTCCCGCTTCCAGAAACTGCTGGCCGCCGCCCAGGCGCGCCCGCCGGCGGGCATCCGCACCGCCGCGCCGAAGATGGAGCAGGTGCTCACCGAGAAGCGCGACGCCCTGAAGGCCGCCATCGCCGAGGTGCGCAGCCAGATCGAGGCCATCAAGGGCACCGCTGCACCGGCGGCCGCTTGATGACGCCTGCCGAAATCGTCGCGCGCCTGCGCGCCGTGGCCGCCGACATGGAATCCCTGGGCGCGGCGATGGACTACTTCGGCGGCTTCAACGGGCGCATGACGCAACACGGCCGCGAGATGGTGGGGGCGGCCGGAATCGCCCGCGAGTGGGCCGACGAGATAGAGGCCGAAGCGCCACCCCAATAGGGCGGAAAACGCCCCGATTTCCGCTCCAGGCCGGGCCATACCATGCCCTGCATGAGCGATTCCACGTTTCTCCACATCGAGAATGCCGCGCACGGCNGGGCCTTCGGGAACAACACGATTCCCGAACCCACCGAGGCGCAGTGCATCGCAGGCAACTACAAGGTGGGCCGGGCCAATCTCTACGGCCTGCCCCTCGCCATCGAACAGCCGCGAGGCAGCTATCGCACGGGCATTGACGCCAAGACCGGCAAGCGGTGGGCAAGCCGCATGGCAGCCCACTACGGCTACATCAGCGGCACGAAAGGCGCCGACGACGACGCCGTGGATTGTTTCATCGGCTTCTACCCGCAAAGCGAGACGGCCTACGTCATCAATCAGAACGTGGGCGGCCGCTTCGACGAGCACAAGGTAATGCTCGCCTTTCCCGACGAGGACACGGCCCGCCGGGCCTACCTGGACAGCTACGAGCGCGGCTGGAATGGCCTCGCCAGCCTGGTGCCGGCCTCGATTTCTCAACTCAAGTGGTGGCTCAAGAACGGCGACCTGCGCCGCCCGCTCCGCGCCGACAACCTCCCTCATGAAGGACTGGAAACCATGACCCGAAAAGTTCAGTGGAACAGCGACGCGCTGCCCTACGACAACACCCTCGATCACGTCCTGTACGAAATCCGCTGCGCGGACGCCGGCGAGGGCCTGCTGATGGATGCCGTGACGGCCCAGGAAATCACCGAGGATGCCGATGGCCTGCTGGCCTTCGACGCGCTGGTGTCGCCCTATGCGAAGCTGGAGCGCAAGATGGAGCTGCTGCGCGGCGTCATGGAGCGCACCGGGGACAAGGTGAAACCCGTCGCCATGCAGATCACGGAGCCGTTCAAGCAGCGCGGCGTCGCCAACGTGGCGGCCATCTTCGAGCTGTCCGACGGCCAGACCGTCTCCATCTTCTTCCACAACCCGGACGTGACGCCCGGCAAGATGGCGCCGACCGACGAGGTGATTTCGTGGAAGTGGCTGCTCAACAAGAAGGACATCACCATCGTGGTGGCACCCGAGCGCGGCGCCGACCTGAACATCCGTGAGGTGGCGCGGCGCATCATGCGCCTGGCCGAGAAGAATAGCCCTGCCTTCCAGCGGCTCAACGCGAAGCGTGCCGAGCGCATGGGCGCCATCCAGGGTCTGAAGGACGAAATCGCCGGACTGGAGGCCGAGCTGGCTGCCGCCCAGCATGAGCTGGAAGTGGCGAAGGTCGATGCCGAGGACGCCCAGAACAAGAAGAACCGCGCCTACGCCGACGCGGTGCAGCAGGTCAGTACCTTGCAGGACGCCTACCTGCGCGCCACCCAGAACGGCGGCACCGACCCNANGACGGGNNAGACCAAGGAGGCCCTGGCTGCCCAGATCGACAGCCAAGCGGTCGAGGTACAGCGCCTGCGCGACATCGCCAACGGCGTGACGCCGGCGGCGCCCGCTACCGAGGATGGGCCGCACTATTCAGCGCAGACCCTGAAGGCCCTGGTCGATTCCTACGGCTGGGAAGACACGGGCAATGACAGCGTGGTCAAGGCGTTCCCCGGCGTTGGCCCGCTGGGCGGCCAGATGGTGCCGGACGGCACGCGGAAGATTTACGCCGGCTACCGTTTCGACGAGCGCAAGCGTTACATCGCGGCGATCTTCGGCGACGACCAGCTTTTCGACATCGACGGCCGCGACCGCGAGCCGGCCGACGTGGCGCGCGAACTGAACGAGCGCGTCGAGGCGTGGGTGGCGGAGCGCCAGGCCGCCAACGGCTATGCGAATCCGGCTCCGGCCGCCGCCTCTGCCGCCGTCGTGCCCGACCTGAGCTACCGCCACAGCGCCGACGGGCTTTTCACCACGTTCTTGCCCAACACCCCGGAGGGTGAAAAGGCGTGGCGCACCATGAACGCTACCCAGGGCAGCGAGGGCGGCAAGATTCTGGCGGCACACACCGAGGCCGTCATCCAGCAAATCCGCGACGCCGGCTACACCGTTGCCGAGGACACCAGCGGCCCGACCTCGGACGAGGAAGCCGACGCCCTGGCGGCTGCGCTGGAAGAGCCGCCGCAACCCGACGAACAGGCGCTGATCGACGCCTATTTCAAGTCGTGGGGCGAGGAAGCGGCGCAGATCAACGCCGCCGTGGCCGCGATCAACTGGGAGGGCATCACTGACACGGCCAGCGCCGCCGCCGAAATGCAGAAGCTGCGCGACGCAGCGAACAGCGACCGCCTCATCGTGAAGGCCCGCGACGCCCTGGAGGCCGTCGGCATCAAGTCCTGGGACGACCGCTTGGCGAGTGTCACCGACAGCCCCGGATTCAAGGCCCAGGGCGACGCGATGGACGCCTATCGCGCGGCCACGGACAAGATTCAGGCCATCGCCAAGGAAAAGCTGATCGAGGCCGGCAAGGCCGAGCTGGCGGCGCTGCCTGACGACGCACCTTTGGCAGACGTGGCGCGCGCCGTGTTCCGCAAACATGGCATCGACATCGGCCCGCGCGGTGAGGGCTGGGTGGCCCGTGTCGCGCAGCAGGTCGAGGCGAAGGACGCCGACGGCCTGCGCGAAATCCTGGCCGGCGTCGGCAGCGACAGCAACAAGGCCAGCATGGAGGTGTTCGAGCGCGCCACCGGCGTGAAGCTGGCGAAGACCCAGCGCGAGCGCGGCCGGCAGATCGACGAGTGGGCCGGAATCACCCCGGAGAAGCGCGCCGAGATGGATGCCGCGAAGGATGCGGCTTGGCTGGCGCGCCAGCGCGAGAGCAAGGTCAAGGACGCCTGGGACGCCCTGAAGGCCATGAACGTGCGCAACAACGGCACCGGCATCGTGTCGGACGGCCAGCAGTACCTGTTGGGACAGGTGGCTGGTGGCTATGACACGGTGGGTTCCTTCAAGCGCGGTGCAGCAACGGTCTATGGCCTGGAAAAGGGCACCGACCTGGTGTTCGTGAACAACCGCACCTTCACCAACTTCCTGAAGGCGGCCATCGCCTTCGGCGGGCTGCGCCAAGCACTGGAGCTGGTGGGTGCGGTCGAACCCAAGGCCGCCGAGGCCCAGGGCGACGCCGACAAGATTGCGGCCGTGGATGCGGCTTACCCGTTCGAGAGCGCGACAGACGGCTTCAAGCTGTGGCTGCACGAATCCCTGAACAAGGCTGACTACTCGCCGTTCGTCACCGCGAAGGCGATGGACGAGGCGGTGAAGCGCCACGGCGCGACCGTCGAATGGGACAAGGCCCTGGCCGCCCTGGATGATGTGGGCCATGCCGTGGCCTCGCTGGAGGCCAGCCTGGCGGTGGTCGAGAACAACGCCCCGATCAACCGGGCCGAGGGCGACATCTTGCAGGCCGACCTGGAAACGGACACGGCCAAGAGCATCCGCGAAGCCATCGCCACGCTGACAGAAGCCGACTACGCCCCTAGCGAAGAAGACATCGGGGGCACCTTCGAGGCCGAAGCCGTCACGCTGGACAGCACCAACGAGCCGCCCGTCAAGGCGCTGCTGGCGTCCCTGCGTTCGTTCCTGGGGCAGCAGGCCGCGCTGGACGCGGTGCCGTCCCTGGATGGAACCGAGCACGTCGGCACGATCAAGCTGGCCGGCGAGGCCATCGGCCGCATCGACATTGCCGACGACGGCAAGGCGATGGTGTATGTGGGCGCCGCCGGCGACGAGCGCGTGGTGTTCCCGTCGGGCACGCGCGCGATGTATTCGGACGACGACGCGGTGCTCATGGTCGATGCACTGTTCTCCATGCGCGATGCCGCAGCGCCCGCGCCGGCAGTTCCCTACGCCGGCAACGACCCGGACGCGCCGGGCATCTACAAGCGCGACGCCGGGTATCTGGCCGTGAAGCAGGCTGCCTCGATTCTCGGGGTGGCCGTACAGGACGCCGAGGTGGATGCAAACCTGGTCATCAACACCAGCATCGCCTACGGCGGCAAGAGCCTGAAGGTCGAGATTTCGCCCCACGGCTGGGTCAATGTCGGGAGCGCGCAGATCATGATTGAACCGAACGTCACCACGGAATCCACCGCTGCCGACGGCAAGGCCATCGCCGAAGCCGTCAACGGCTCAGGCCGAGGTGGCCGCAGCCGAAGGCGACCCCGCCGGCGGCCGGCCCGAACCCGGCGCAGGTGGCGACGACGCCGACCTTGTAGCGGTTGCCCTGGCTGCCGTTCAGTCGCGCACGCTGGCGCGGCTGAACATCAAGGGCGGCCTGCCTTACTTCATGTTCCCGGTCGATGGGGACGAGGTAATCCTGTCCGACGAGCTGCGCGCGAAGGTCGAGGCCCAGCTTGGCGAGCCGCTGGTGGAGGCCATTCTTCCGGGGCTGGAGGGACAAACCACGTTGGTGCCGCAGTCCGCCGCGCCGACGGCTGCGCCGCCCGATACCCCGCCGGACGTGCCCGAGCTGATCGCCGCTGGCTTCCGTCGCGTGCTGAACAACGACTACGTGCGTGCGGTGCAGGCCGGCGACAAGAAGCTCCAGTTCAACGTCCGGGTGACTGAAGACGGGTTCATCGTGCGCCTGACCGTGGGCTTCAATGGCGGCATCACGGGCGCGGCGACCGAGATTGGCCGGACGGCCGATGTTGGCGCAGCTATCGCCCTGGCGGATGCCGAGGCCGCCAAACGCGGCGCCGGCGACAGTCAAGCCGACCCGCAGAAGGACTCCGACCGCGCCCTGTTCCAGTCCGTCATCGACGGCACGGTGGCCGACATCCTAGCGCCCGAGCTGGCCGACGACCTGGAGGCCGCCTACACGCGCAACCAGGGCGATGCCGAATTGGCGGCCCTGTTCGAGCAGGCCGTGGCCGCCTACCAGGCCGCCATGATGGCCGCCACCTCCAGCCTTGCGTAAGAAAGGGAAGATCATGCAGAACCGTATCTCCCTCGACGACGTGGCCGCCGGCGGCGCGCTGGCCCGCCTGAAGCTGGTGGGCGAGCTGGCCCGCATCAAGGCTGGGCTGAAGGACGCGGGCGAAGGCCCGTTGGCTGCCGTCAAGCGGCTGAAGCTGGTGGCGCGCGCGAACCAGATTCGCGTCGCGCTGGGCGCTGCATCGCAGCCGAAGGCGACCCCGCCGGCGGCCGGCCCGAACCCGGCGCAGGTGGCGACGACGCCCGAGCCGCCCTCGGGCGACGACGAGCCGGTGGCCCCGCGCAACCAGACCGCGCAGTATTACGAGTTCGACCCGAACCGCAAGCCTGCGCAGCGCAAGAAGGACAACGCCGCCGCGATGGCGCTGCTGAAGCGCATCGACGCCGGCGAAGTCGATGCGGCCCGGCTGTCTCCCGAGGAAAAGCTGGCGCTGGCGAAGTATTCCGGCACCGGCGGCGCGCTGATCGGGGCCGACGGCAAGAAGGGAAGCGCCTACGAGTATTACACCCCCAAGCCCATCGCCGAGGGCATCTGGGACTTGATGGCCGAGTTGGGCTTCGCCGGCGGGAAGGTGCTCGACCCGTGCGCTGGCGTCGGCATCTTCGGCGCCACCGCGCCGCTGAACGCGGCCATCGACGCTGTGGAGCTGAACGAAACTTCCGGCCGCATCAACGGCCTGGTGAATGCCGGCCCTGGCTACACCGCCACCGTGGCGCCCTTCGAGCGCGTGGCCGCCGCCACGCCCGACGAGCAATACGATGCCGTCGTCACCAACGTGCCGTTCGGCGGCGTCGCAGATCGCGGCGGCAACCAACTGCTGGACGGGCGCTATCAGAAGGAGCCGCTGCAAAACTACTTCATCCTGCGCACGCTGGAGAAGCTGAAACCGGGCGGTCTGGCCGTGTTCATCACGCCGCCGCGCTGCGTCTCCGGCAAGGGTGGCAAGGAGGAAGAACTGCGCGTGAAGGCCAGCTACATGGCCGAGTTCCTGGGCGCGTACCGCCTGCCGAACTCCGTGTTCGGCACGGCCAGCGCGGACACCATGACGGACGTGATTGCCTTCCGCAAGTACGGGCGGGAGGCGCTGGACAAGATCGCCGAGCTGCGCGAGCAGTCGCCCAAGGCCCTGATCGACGCCAATGTGCAGTGGCAGCCCTTCAGTCGAGGGGCGCTACGTTCGACGGCGAAGGCAAGCGGTTCATCTTGGGCGAGTTCGTGCCGAAAGACCCCGAACAAATTCCGCGACGTTGACTCGCGTGACGACCGACCGGCCCATTGCCGAAATCGCTCGGATGCTGAAGAAGTTCCCCGGCTCGCGCGTGGATTGGGACATGCTGGGCACGGTCGAAACCACGCCCATCACCTACCGCGACGGCGACACCATCACACAGGCCGGCCAGACCCTGCAAATGCAGGATGGCCGCTGGGTGCCGATGGCGCGCGGCGAGGACAGCGCCAGCATGGCCGAGTTGGTGGGCAAGCTGACGACGCCCTACGCGGCCTTCGAGGGCCGCATCCAGTGGGCAGACGCCGAGCGGTGCGTCGATTACATGATTGAAACCTCGCAGTCGCTGGACATTCCCGACTGGCTGCGCGGTGCGATGACCGAAATCCGGCACCTGAAGGACGAAGGCGACCGCGCTCAGTTCTGGAACGCCGGCATCGTGGGCATGGCGGCCGCGCAGGTGCTGCAAGAGCGCCTGGGCGAGGAAACCGGCGTGAACTTCGCCGAGGAATATCCGGCGCTGACCGATGCCATGCAGCGCGTCGCCACCACGGCGAAGAAGCGGCCGGCGGCCCTGGGCGGCAAGCTGCGCGATGGCTTGGTGCTCATCGGCAACCACTACCAGAAGAAGACGGGCCTTTCGGCCGTCTGGCGCGGCGACGTGCAGCAGCAGGCCCCGACGGTCGAAATCACGGCCGACGCCAGTTTCGAGGGCCTGCGCTACAAGACGAAATCCGCCTGGGTGAGCCTGGAGGACGCCAAGGGCATCTACGGCGATGGCTTCGACCCCTACGCAGACCCGGCCTGGTGCCTGTCGCCGGACGGCAAGAGCGTCACGCGCGCCGACGACTACTACGTGGGCAACTACGCCGAGTTCCTGCGGCGCGTGGATGCGGACATTGCCAGCGCGGCCAGCGACGACATCCGGGCCAAGCTGTTGCGCCAGAAGCTCGACGCCGGCGCGCGCATCGACAAGGTGGATGTGTCGAAGCTGACCTTCAACCTGTTCAGCCCGCATGTCACCCTGGAGGAAAAGGCCGAGTTTCTGCGCCGGTTCGTGCATCCATCGGCCGCCGTCATCTACGACGAGCGCACGGGCGAGAAGCGCGTGGACATCGACGTGCCGGGCAGCAACCTAACCGAACCGCGAGAAGCTGCTGAACCGCATCGGCGACTACCTGAAGAATGGCACGATCACGCTGGGCGGCGTGAAGCTGGGCATGGACGACGCCAAGGCGCTTCAAGAGCTGCGCCGGATGGTGAATACCGCCAACGAGCAGTTCAACGGCTGGGTGCGCGGCAATCGTCCCATCGTCGCGCGCCTGGAGGCAGTGGCGGCCGACCCAGCGAAGCTGCGTTTCCGCCAGGTCGAGGATGAGGCACCCATGCCCATCCCTGGCATGAACGACGGCCTGACGCTGCACGGCTACCAGAACGCCTACGTGCGTAAGACCAGCCGCGAGTTCGGCGGCATCAACGGCTTCGGCGTGGGCCTGGGCAAGACCTTCACGGCCCTGGCGGCCACCCAGTACGCCCAGAGCATCGGCGTCAAGTCCAAGACCTTTTTTGTGGTGCCCAATTCGGTGCTGTCGAACTGGCGCAAGGAAGCTGCCCGCGCCTACGCGAGCACGGACGATTGCCTGTTCGTAGGGCTGCGCGTGGGCAAGGATGGCAAGGCCACCATCAGCGCCACCAACTTCGACGCCGACCTGACGGCCGTGATGGAGAACCGGCACAGCAAGGTGTTCATGACGCTGGAAGCCTTCGAGCGCATCCGTTTGCGCGACGAAACCATCGGTGCCTACGAGGCGTTCATGCGCCAGGCGGACGCCAGTTTCGCCGAGAGCATGGACAAGAAGGAGGACGAACGGGCCAAGAGCAAGCAGGCCGGCCTGCTGTCCGTGCTGTCCAACAAGCGCGGCGGCGCGCCGTACCTGGAGGACATGGGCGTCGATAGCATCGTTTTCGACGAGGGGCACGTCTTCAAGAACTCCGCCCAGACGGTGGATTTCAAGGGCGCCAAGTTCCTGTCCCTGTCGCCGGCATCCCGGCGCGGCATCGACGCCCAGGCCAAGGCGTGGTTCATCCGGGGCAAGTCCGAGCTGAANGACGGTCGTGATGGTGCGTGACCGCCACGCCGATCACCAATAGCCCGCTGGAAATCTACGCGATGCTGTCGCTGGCCGTCGGCCATGAGCGCGTGAATGACGTTTGCCTGGGCATCCGTGGCGCCGACGACTTCATGGAGATGATGTGCGCCAAGGAGAACCAGGACGACGTGACGATGGACGGCGTGGCGCGCACCACGGACGTGTTCGTCGGCCTGAACAACGTCGGCGTGCTGCGCAAGGCCATCGGCGAGGTGGCGACGATCAAGAGCGCCGAGGACGTGGGCGAGCAGATCGCGGTGCCCGACCGCGAGGAAAAGGCCGCGCCCGTGGCGCTGCCGCCCGACGTGGTGGAGCGCCTGAAGCTCTACAAGAGCGCGTTCCGCTACGCCATCGACGAGATTTCGGAGAAGTCGCCGAACCGTGGCGACCCGGAAGCCTACGCGCAGGTGGCGCAGCACTTCGGCGAGGAACTGAACCTCATCGGGCACCCGTTCAACCTCATCAACAAGATGACGCTGCTGATCGCCGACCCCGAACTCGACCAGCGCGCCACCTTCTACAGCTACCTTCCCACCCAGGCCGACAAGGCCAAGGCGGCCATCGAGCAGTTCAACGCCCGGAAATTCACGGAAGAACGCCCTCGGCCCGGCCCCATGACCGACGAGGCGGCCATCGTCGGCCACAAGACGGTCAAGGATTCCGGCGGCAACGAAACCGAGTTGCTGAAGATCGAGGTGCGCGCCAAGGCCATCGACGGCGGCCGCGTGGTGATCGACACCATCGACCCGGACGTGCAGAGCGCATTCGAGGCCATCGCGGAGAAATTGGGCCTTGATCTGGACGTGTCCGTGCCGCCGAAGCTGGCCGCCATGCTCGAAAACTTCCAGCATGAGCNGGCCAGCCCGCGCGGCATCGACGCCGACGGCCAGCGTTCGCCCATCGTCAAGCAGATCGTGTTCTGCGACATCCTGCCGCTGCACAACAAGATCAAGCGCCTGCTGACCCGCCGCGCCGGCGTGCCGTCGGCCGCCATCGCCATCATCACGGGCCGCACCAACAACACGCCCGACGAAATCCTGGCCGTGCAGGATGGGTTCAAACGGCACCGGCGAGGACAACAAGTACCAGACCGTCATCGCCAACGAGAAGGCCGAGGTGGGCATCAACCTCCAGAAGGGAACCCAGGCCATCCACCACCTGACCATCGGCTGGACGCCGGACAGCCTGGAGCAGCGCAACGGGCGCGGCGTGCGCCAGGGCAACCTGACCGCGCGCGTGAGCCTCTACTACTACGACGCCGACGGCACTTTCGACACCAGCAAGCGGGCGATGGTGAACAAGAAGGCCGATTGGATTGGGCAGGTCATGGACGTGAATGGCTCCGACAGCGTGGCCGTCACCGGTGGGCTGTCCAAGGAGCAGATGGAGGCCCTGATCGACGTGGTGGGCGACGCCGACGCCATGCGCCGGATGCAGGAAACCATCGCCGCCAAGGAAGCCGCCTCGCGCGCGTCGAGCAACCGCGACAGGCAGATGATTAACCTGGACACGATTCGCAAGCAAAACGCCTTCCTGAACGACAACCAGACGGCGGCCAGTTTCGTCATCCGCAAGATCAGTCGGCCTGTGGGGGCTGGAGAAGCAGGCCGAGAAGCTGCGCGACCGCATCAGCAATCCGAAGGCCACGGCAACCGCCGTCGCCAAGAACGAAAGCCTGCTGGCCGAGCTGATGGCGAGCGTCGGCGGCCTGCGCCGGCAGATCGAGCAGTCCGCAACCCTGTTCCGCACGGAATGGCGCGCCGGCGGCTCGACCTCGGAGCCGGCCACCTTGGACAGCTTCTTTGCCGCAGTGCGCGGCGGGAAGAAGCAGAAGGACGACGACATCGAATCCATGCTGTTGGGCCGGTCGTATCCGTCCTTCGGGCTGAACGTCATCGAGGGCGGCCCCATCGGCAACGAATGGCAGGCCGAGGTGGATATGGCCCGGTCGATGATCGACGAGGCCAAGGCCGCGTTCGCGCGTCAAGCCGGGGAGTCCGGCGGCTACCCAGCCGGCGTGGCTGATGCCATCGCGCGCGGCGAGGGAATCATCTACAACGGCAAGCCGCTCATCCACGGAACCTTCGTGCGCGTGCCCGACGGCTTGGCGGTGCTGAAGCTGGAAAGCGGCCGTCCTGGCGCCTTCGGCCGCAGCCTCGACGGCACCCCGCTGGCCGCGAACACGGCCGCCGTCATGGCCGGCGAGTGGTTCTACCAGGGCACGGCCGGCTACGACGCCTGCCTGACGGACGCGGCCCAGATCGAGGACACCATCAACGCCTCTGGCACCGTCGAAAACGGCTTCAGCTCGGTAGTGCCCGAGGTGGCGCAGCGCCGCAAGGTGGAAGCCCTGGCGGCATACAGCACCCACGATTACCGGCTGCCGCAGCCGCATTTCCCCTTCGCTATCTCGCCGACGGACGCGGGCAAGTCCGAAGTGAAGCGCCGCATCTTCGATGCCCAGAAGGCCATCATCCGGTCGTTCGACGATGGGAAGTTTGTGGTGCCCAGCGACACGCCGGTGACGCGCCGAGCCAGCAACGAGGATTCCACCGCTCGGCATGACGCCCTGCGAGAGTTCGCCACGGCCAACGGCCTGAAGCTGACCGTGGCCGACCTCGACGACTTCGACCTCTGGGTGCAGAAGCAGATCGAGAAGACGGTTTCGCTGGATGACCTGAAGGCGGCGCTGACCGGCAGCACCGAGCCGGAGGTGATCGAACAGGCCACCGCGTTCATGCGCGCGGCCTCGCCGTGGTTCGACTGGCAGGAGAAAGACCCGGCCAGCGACTACCTGCCGTATGGCTTCAAGGCCGCTATCGCCGCCGCCGTGCGCCAGGTCGTGGCCGGTGACGACCGTTCGGCCGGGCCTTCGCCGTCGGACGTGGTGGGCATCCGGGGCAACACCAAGGTGTGGAAGGAAACCATCAAGCGGTGCGCGAACATGGCCGGCTTCGGCAAATACAAGTGGGACGGGGATGCCCTGGCGTGGAACGTGTACCGTTCCACCTGGGACTACCTCATCGCCAACTATCCCCAGGCGGCCGATCAGCTCGAACTGACCGCCGCGACCCGCTCCCTGTAAGGAAGGAAACATGGCCTACACCGAATACAAGTTCGACAAGGACGCCATCAAGGCCCTGGTGTCCGAGCGCGCGGCCGCGCTGCGCGCCAACCGGGGGTTCTCGAACCTGCTGGCCTTCGGCCTGGGCGTGGTGGCCGAGCGGCTGGGCAAAGACCCGCGCCGCTACCGCGACTACGGCCCGTACTGGTGGGCGCTGAAGGACGCTATGATCGCCGGCGGCTACAACCTGGGCAGCCAGACCGACCCGTTGGTGAAGAAGGCGTACCGGGGCGACAGCGAAGTGGAAACCCTCATCATGGCCGACGAGTTCCGCACGGCCTACTTGAAGGCGAACATGATCTACACCAACCAGTTCCTGCTGGATGCGGCCAGCCCGGACTTCTGGGTGCTGTACGACGCGGACATGGAGTTTCCCGCCGCGTAGCGCGGGCGCGCCCTATAGCGGAAAACTGCCCAGAGGGGGCCATATCGGGAAGCCTACCCTTCCCGTATGGCCGACACTCCCAACATCCCCGCTCCGACCAAGCCAGGCTTCCTGGCCCGATTCGGCTTGTCCCGCAAGCGATGGGCTTCTACGCACGTCGCGCCGGTCAAGGAAATCGACCAGTCCGACACCTATCTGTACGGTGCCGGCACCACCACCGTTGCCTCGCTGCTGGGTTCCGGCAGCCGGGGTGCTCGCTCGCGCCAGATCATCTACGAGAAGTGGATGCGGATGGAGGGCGACCCGATCATCTCCAGCGCGCTCCAGCTTCTGGTGACTTCGGCCCTGGGCGGGCACGAAACCAGCGGCGACTTGGTGTTCGTCGAAAAGACGGCCGAGGCGAAGAAGGACAAGCGCCTCGCGGCCATCGCCGATGAAATCGCCGCCGACCTGGCGCCGCTGTTCAACCGCGTGACGTTCCAGATGGCCTACACCGGGGCCGCCTACGGCGACTCCTACGCGCGCATCTACACCGACGCGCGCGGCGTGGTCGATCTTCACTCCGACGAGATGGTGCGCCCGCAACTGGTGCAGCCTTTCGAGCGCGGCAGCCGCACGATCGGGTTTGCCGTCTCCCTCGGGGAACGCAACTTCGAGCGCCTGGACGTGTCGCAGCTCGCCCGGCTGAAGATGCCGCGCACGCAATGGATTCCGCAGTTCGGCGTGGTCGAGAAGTCCTTGAAGGGTGCGATCACCGAAAACGACATCGACAACCTGCCGATCATGCCCAGCATGGTGGGCGGTTCGCTGCTCTACAACGCCGAGGAACCCTACGACAACCTCACCGCCTCTCTGCTGGGCCTGGTGGGCCAGCGGTGGATGGACTCCATCGACGAGCAGATGGTGGCCGTCAATCTGGAGTCGATGACGCTGGAGCAGCAGGAGCGGTTCGTCGAGTCCGTCAAGGGGATGCTGCTGGCGTCGAAGAACTACGCCGAGCAGGCCGTCAAGCGCGGGCGCCCGATCATGGAGCGCATCCGGCACATCATCCCGGTCTTCAACGAGAAGCAACTGACCAACATCGGCCCCGGCAACGGCGGCCAGACCGGCCGGGCCGCGACCATCAGCATTGAGGACGTGCTGCTGCACGCTCGGTTGCTGTCCGGCGCGCTGGGCGTCGATCTTTCCATGCTGGGCTTCGCCGATCAGCTCTCGGGCGGCCTGGGCGAAGGCGGGTTCTTCCGCGTGTCGGCGCAGGCCGCCGAGCGTGCGCGCGTCATTCGCGTGGCCCTGGCCGAGTTCTTCAACCACGTCATCGACATCCACACCTACCGCCGCTACGGCATCGTGTTCAACGTCAAGGAGCGCCCCTGGGAAATCAACTTCTTCGGGTCGATTTCTGCGCTGGAAGCGGAGAAGCAGCGCACGCGCGCCGATTCGATGAACGGCGGGATGCTGCTGGTGCAGGCCATGCAAATGCTCAAGGAGATGGGCGCCAGCAAGGACATCATGACCGAGTTCCTCGCCAAGACGATGATGCTGGACGAAGACCAGGCGAAGCTGTACGCGGCCATCGTCGATGCCAAGCCGCAGGACGATGGCGGCGGCTTCGGTGGTGGTGGCGGGTTTGGCGGCGGCGGCTTCGGGCGGGGGTGGAAACGGCGGCGGGCTGGGATAGCGTGCTCGACGCAGCCGCGCTCGACGGCGTGGGCCAGATGGTTCCCGTGCCCATCCCCCGGCGCACCGTGGAGTGGCTGGGCTTCGATGGCGCCATGACCATGCGCGCCGACTTGCAGGCCCTGGCCGAGCGGCACCCCGAGTATTACCACGGCGACGCCGACGAGGTACTGGCCGACATCCAGTTCGTGCTGGAGCGCCCGGACGACTGGTTCATCCATAGCGGGGCGCGCGTGGCGATCTTCAGGGAGCGCGTGGGAAGCGGGTCTATCCCGCTGGTGCGCATCGAGCTGGACGTGGTGGGCGGCGCCCTTGTGGCGCGCTCCGTCTATGAAAGCGGGAAGCGGCAGATCGCCGGGAAGATGAAGGAGAAACAGAGGGTGGTTGCGCGCCTTGCGCCGGGAGCGATGCGCCCCGGAGTGCTGTCCGTTGCCGAGTATCTGCGGATGCTGGGCGACAGGTCATAGCTTCGCGCACTAAGCCAGACACGGAGCAAGCCGTTCATGGCCCGTGCAGTTCCAGGGAACCACATTACCCAACCCTCCGGCTGGGCCGCAAAGCGCACACAAGGATTTTATAGCGTATGAGCCTCTACAACAACATCGCCGAAAGCCTGTCAAGTAGCGGGCTGCTGGGTTCCATCCGCTCGGGGCTGAATGCGGCCCTGGGCGGCGTGACGGATTCGGCCACCCAGGCCCTGGGCGGCGGCAAGCTGGCCCAGACCGTGGTGGGCATGGGCAAGAGCGCAGCCGTCAATGCCGGCATGAACGCCGTGAACAAGCACATCCCCATCCAGGCGCAGCGTGCGATCAACGTGGGCGCGGGCGCCGTGGGCGACCTCATGAACGGGGATTGGAACTCGGCGGGCCTGCGCGTGCTGGATTCCGGCCTGCTGAACGAACTGCTGCCCGGCTTCGGTGGCGGCGTCGCCTCGCAGGTGGCGTACTGGGGCGCGGCCACGCCGCTGCTTGGCGGCATCAGCGCGAGCGAAGCCAAGCGCATCTATGACCAGGTGCGCAACGAACGCCTCGCCAAGAAAAACCTCTGGCTGCTGGAGGTGACGAGTCGGCTGGGCGGTGGGGGCATGAACATGCCCGACCGCTTCAACCTGTTCGCCACCGAGGTCGAGTACGCGCCCTTCATCGTCGCCGGGGACAAGCACCGCGTCGGCGGCGCGGTGATCGACGCGGTGCAGGGAGCGGAGCCGGTCGAGCTGCGCATGACGACGCTGGACGACCAGGCCGGCTCCCTGAAGAAGTGGTTTGCCGCGCACCACGGCGCCGCCGCGCCGCGCGATGGCACCGTCGGCGTGCCTGACAGCTTCGCCATCACCATCCGCGTGGTGCATTCGTTCATCACGGCAGAGAGCAACCGGGGCGGATACGAGGACATCGGCCTGTTCCGCCCGGTCAATCTCGACGTGAGCCTTTCCCGCCGTGAGGACGGCTTGCAAGAGGTGCAGATGACGTTCTCGCAGCTCGACACCTTCATGAGGCCCTGATGGCGCTGAAACATGACGCACAGGGGTTCCTGGTAGGCGACCCCATCGACCTGAGCAAGGCGGTTGCCGACTGGGCCGCCATCCGCGACGACGTGCGCGCGATTCGCCAAGCGGTGCTCGGCATCGAAAGCGCGCTGAACCGGGACGCGCCCGAGGCGCGCGCCAGCGTGCCCGCGACGCCCGGCCGGGGCGCCGGCCTGGAGGAAGCCGACCCGACGGTCAAGGCGTTCAACGAGGTGGCCCAGCCGATGGCGCGGGACGCGCGCCAGGGTGCCGACACCGCGCGCGCGCCGCAGAATCCGCAGGCCGTCCCGGCCCGCCAGGCCCTGACCGGGCAGCCGGCCCAGGCCGCGCGACGCGAGCGCCAGATTCCGGTGCTGCTGCGCGCGCCTGCCGTGCCGCAGACCGGCGGCGCCGGCGGCAATGCCGCCCGCCGCGACACCGAGAGCGCCGCCGCCATCACCCGCGCCGTGGCCGAGTTGCGCGCCACGCGCCAGGCCGTCACGCCCGCGCCGGCGCAGCCGATGGGCCGCGACAGCCGGGGCCGGTTCGTGCGCGGCGCTGCTGCTGCCCGGCCTGCCGCTGGCGGTGGGCGCGGCGCTGGAGCCGGAGGCCCAACCGATGGCGAGCGCGACGGCCAGGACGAAAGCGCGCTGCGCTCCCTGGGCGACCGCATCGTGGGCGCGTTCAAGGAATCGGGCGCCGGCCTGGAGGAAGCCGACCCGACGGTCAAGGCGTTCAACGAGGTGGCCCAGCCGATGGCGCGGGGCTACGAGCTGCTGACCGGCGGCGACAGCCAGAAGAAGCAGGAAGGCTGGCTGCGCCGCATCTACGGCTCGCTGACCGGCTTCAGGAAGGATGAGGGCCTGTTCAACAAGGTGGCCGCCAAGCGGCTGAAGGCCATCGAGGAAAAGCCAGTCGCCGAAGCCGGCGGCGGTGGCGGCCTGTTCGGCGGGCTGCTGGG